TAAAATCTCGAAGGTACCAACAGATTCCATACCGTCCTTTTTTTTGACCCTGCCAAGTTTCGCCCTATTTCGCCGCCACACTAAAACACCTTCCTTATCATTTTTCTTATTCATTAACTGTTTGTGCGATTCAGGGTCGTAAGGCAGGTAAAATGATCTCGGCACACATGTTTTATCAGTCATCTTCTCTAAAGGGATACCCCAGAAATACATACCCCCTTCAACATTTTGCCTCGGTTCAACAATACGCACAGAAACAATTATCGTGCCATCTTTCATTAGGGAACCCGTTGGATAGCCAAGCATCGAACTTGAGCCTATATAGATAGCTGCTCCATACCATATTAGAAAAGGCATCACAAAAACTCGAACCACACCCATTTCTCTGTTAGTCAACAGCCATATACCCAGAACCACCAACACAACGTAAGAAAGGGTAATTAAGCTAAAACCTAAAAACATTAATACTCATCTCCAAGAGAAACTGCATTCTCAACATAGGTTTCAACAAGGGGTATCGAGATGTTCTCATCAACTTCCATTATATTACCACTTTGTGACATCATCAGACGGGCCAACGTCTTTTCCTGCCAACGTCTATCAAGTACAAAAGGCTTATCTAGGATTATCGTGGCTGTGGGATTAAGCTTGGTGATCTGAACTCGACACCTTGCTACGTGTTCTTCACTTTCACTTACACGATAGAAATGACTGCTTATAACCCACTCACCAGCCATGAAACCTCTTATCGTAGCAATTTCCTGATTGGTCATCACGTAGATAGTTCTACCGTCTTTGATAAAATAATCTTTTGTCATACCGAGATCATCACGGTCTAGGTGGGTTATACCATTTTCCTTGGACTTAAAAGAGATAACATTTTTTTGAGGGTCACGCACCCAGAGGTCAACATCGTGGTTGATGCCATCCTGCCAAGTTAATATAATAGTAAATTCAGCTTTCGTTTTAATATTTGACTTCTGGTTCTCAATCCTCATCACAATTACTGAAACCATAAACATCAAACACAAACCTAAAGCTATATTAAAAATAAGGTCAAAAAGACTTGTATTGTCGTTTGTACTGTTCATAGATAAAAAGCTGCACTTTCAAAATAAGATTACATATCAGACCGGCTGCGGTAGTATAAAGAGCAGTGCCCATACCTTTGCCCATTTCGATTAAGGAACCCTGTGTGCTTGCAACATCGGCCAGATTGATCCCACTAAAAGTATAGTAGAGCATATAAATAAACCCACAAACCGTACCAATCAAACCAAGCTTTAAAAAAGCATCATTTATGAAATATGCATATTCCATAGGTAGGCACACGCCCCTGTAAAGACAATAACCCACTCTGATAGAAAGCCCTGCAAACAAAACGAGAATCAAAAAACTGATCTTAGTCACATCAGCGTCATTTATCTTCACAATCAAACCCGTATAGAACAGAGTAAAAATTCCTAAAATTATGAGTGAAAAAACGATTAGCCACCTTGCAAAATATTTCAAGACTTCTTCACCACACTTTGCTGTTTTTTTCGTTTTACAAGGGCAGGTTTTTTGGGTTGTTCCCCCTCAACAGACTCTTGCATCGATTCAGCATCCACACCACCCTCATAAACCAATTCAGGGTATTTTTCTTCTTCGGTAGCCCGACGCAACCTTTGGGCACCGTAGGCATAGAACCCAAGTTTTCTGGCCGCTGCCGAACTGGGTATGCCCAAAGTTTGTGACAACGGCCCGTGTTTGACACCGAGAAGGGCACGGGCTTTTTCAGCCATGTCTTCAATATCAGATGTTGGGAACACCACATCAATCAATTGTTCAGCCCGACGTTTTATATTTTTAAAAACGGGTTCCTGCTTTTTGAAAGCGACGGCTCTTCGTTCAGTGAATGTCATTGGGAAGTCTGAAACCTTGCTTTTCAAAAAGAACACAGAACCCCAAAAATCATGTATCAAAAAGTTTTTAAGCTGGGCCACCTCATCAGAAACACGGTCTGACATCGGCCCACGAGAAGCCTTTACAGACGAATAACTCGATCTGGCAACACCTGTCAAAACGTCTTCAGGTTCATTTAAGCCAGCAGCCACCATCTGCAAAACATCGGTATCTTGGTCCTTAATAGAGGTCAAATTAGGGTTGACAGCCTCTACCTTCATGCCCGGTGGAACCACAATTTTACTACCGGGGGTAATTTTAGTACCTATGGCAGTCTTGCGCTTTTCGTCGTCTGTGAGCAAAAGCCACTGTTTGAAAGCTCTAACATCCTCAAAAGTGAAGGCCCAAGCATAGGCTCCAGAAGCTTTTTTGTGGTCAATCTCGTATTTCTTCAAATTCTCGTAATAATTAAGCCATTCAAGCGTTGTACGCAGGTGAGAGATGGCTCTACGGGTTAAAAAACCCTTATCAAAACCGATCACAAATTGATTAAATCCCTTAAAATCTTTGAACTTTGGGCTTCGATTTTTGCTTTTTGACTGCTTTTTTTCATCAAAATCTTTGTGTTTTTTGGCTATATTCAAAGTTTTGGGGTATCTAGCGACGAAAATCGATGGAATCTGGCGATAAGTGGTAGGTTTTATCAATTTTTCGTCTTTAGTTTCCCTAACATTGTAAATAAGGGGCATTAAAGTCTTATCTGGGTGAAAAATGATGCCAGAATTGTTATCACCTCCACCACAGATAGTTGTAGGGTCGAGAAAGTCAACTTCCACAAAACCAGTGGGGTGAATAGTGAGCACAAGAAAGAGTTCCCCTTCAATGAGCCATCTCTGAATATATTTGGGCCAAAAATAATAAAGCCGGTTGCGGGGGTCAAGCTCAATCTGCTCGATGGTCTCCTGAATTTCCCAAACTTCAGAAAGGGTTTCAAAACCAAGACCGGTCAACCGGCCTGCAAGCCCTCGAACAGATGTATTAAAATGTGGGTTTTGATGAACCTTTTTAAAACACGCCTTTTGCAACTCGTCACGGTACTGATTGGTGTCGAGGGTTTCATCTTCAGTGGTCTTTATCGCAAAACCATCAGGGTCTTTTGTAACCTCAACGTCACTGTGTTGCCAAGGCATTGAAAAAGAAATAGCCCTGAGAAGATCATCGGGCATGTCATCAAGATATTGTAGGGATTCCTCACTCAGTCTGGCAGGTAAATCATTTTTTCTCATAGGGTCGCCTTCGGTAACAAGTTAATAGTTGTCTAATTATAATTGTTACCGAAAACGGTGGGGTTTGTCAAGTTTGAAAGGATTTTTTAAGAGTAGGCACCGACCACATCTTTGTTCTCAATGGTAAAACCGAACATACCTTTTTTCATTCCACGCAGGCGAAACTTATCAACATTTATATTACGGCCACCGTACATAGCCCAGCAGAGCATGAAAACAGCGTCGTCTTGAATGCCATGTTTTTCCATCTTCTCTGGTGAACCAAACCACCTCTTTTCTGAATCGTGCATAAAAACAGAAAGCTCTTCACGAATGATATCCTCTTTTTTAGAACCATTCACTTTTACAGGCGGGGTTTTAAAACGGCCCTTGTCGATGGTATTGTAAAATTGATTGAAACCTTCTTTTTGTCTCTGATAACTTGGGAACACCGGCTCAAAATAAATACCCCTATCTTCACACCACTGGGCAACATCCCAAGCACCAAAACGCTCTGAGCAAAAAGAATCGATACCGTCGTATTCGGTATCAAGCACATCTAAAATCTGTTTCACAGAATCAAGGCTATGATCTTTTACATCAACTAAGTGCAAAAGCAAATATATATAAGGTGGAGCCGCTTCTTCATTTAACATAAGGTGAGGGTTCGATTTGCTACCCGGCAGACCCTTAGCCATAGCCCCAGTTATAGTTCTCGCAAGCCCAGACACAGCATAGGGGTCGCCAAAGTCCACCCCAGCCACAATAGCCCAGTCAGTGTCGAGTTGTTCCCCTAACTGAAGTAGATGATCAATGGTAGCTGCCTCTGGTGTGTTGTATGGGTTATGCAATCTGTAAAAATTTTCAACGGGGGTAAGTCGGCCTTCAAGATTCTCTATTCTGGATTCGAGTGTGACCACAGCATCGCCCAGACCCTTGTTAGCCATATCCATAGCAGACTCTAAAAGCTCATGTTTCTTATAAAGCACTTTGATGGTTTCAGCATGGTTTAACAATTGGCCGTCGCAGGCTATAATACCAATCTCATCGATCATAGATTCGTTGAAGACCTGTTGCTGACCGGCTGTCCACAAATTCTGAAAGTATCGCTCGAACTCACCAAATGGAAACTTCGCCCTGTAATCGTTTAACTGGTCGTCGGTCATAAAGGGGTGCCAGTATTCTTCGGGTGCTCCCTTTCTCGCATAGCGATAACTGAAGAAAACATTTCTGGTGGTCTTGTTCACAATGGTATTTAAGTATAGCTGATAGAGTACGTGTTGCTTGTCAGATACAGTGGAATCGATCACACCCATAGCATTTGGCACGTTACGAATAGAGCCATCCAACTGGGTAAAGAACTTGGGGTTTTTCATGTCAAACATTTCAGAGAAGGTGTAGCCAGTAATATTTGACACGATACCCGTAAATGAGGAGATTGATCTAATAAAAGAAACGATGTCACCGTCGTTGTTCCTAATTCTGATTTCTTTTTCTTTGAGGTTGCGCTTGCCACCAACAGATTTCAAAAGCTCAGGGCTGTTTAAAACGATATCCCTCATAATGTCAAAGTGAACAAACTTGATCTGGTCCTTGGAGTTTGCACCAAGCATAATCTGCTGACGGGGCCAGTTAAAGAACTTCCACAATTGAAAGAGGCAGGCAAAAAATGATTTGCCCTCACCACGAGGCCAGCACAAAACTATGAGCCGGTGAACAAAACGGCCATTTCGCATACGCAGGGCTTGACGGGCGATCTTCTTTTGCTCGTTCCACATATCGACATAAGAACGACCTGTCTCTGGGTTTTTTTCGGTGGGGAGTTCGCCAATGCGAGTCCATGTGGCGATATCAGAATCTTCTGGGTAGATGGGTATATAGACTTTGTGTTCACACCATAAAATAAAGCCCTCGGCACCATCACGGTAATTCCGGGGCTTTTTTATTCTTCTAATGAGTTTAGGCTTCATTTACCTCTTCGTTTGTACAGCTTCTTTTTCTTTTTGGCAGGGTCTTGTATCTGGGGGCCGTCTTTAGATTCCAAGGTAGCATAAAAATCAGGCTCGATATCCCCATCTTTAAACGTCGGTTCATCCGGTGGTGCAATACCACTATTCATATACTGGCGCAGGCCACACTCCTTCTCAAGCTTGGTAATGGTAAACATGGTTTTATTTATATAGTCGGCAAGGGGGTGAACCATGATGTTGCCCCTGCTGCCAATATAGCTAAGAGATTCAGCACCGGCCAGTTCAATTTTTGCCCTGCAAATATTAACCCACAAGGGTATGATCTTCATACCGACATCCTGCAACTGAGCCTCGGTAGCGTAACTATGGCGAACGTTATCATCATCTTTATAAGTTAGGGATTCAAAATACATCACCGCCCTCTGGTGAACATAGTAGACAACGGTGCGGCAGCGGTGATTTCTACTTTTGCTTTTATAATCGCAGATTGAAAAGGCGGGGCAATCTTCCATACGGCAGAGGGGGGCAGCATCCCACTGGGCGAGTTTTATCTGATCTTCAACATCGTGCTCATTTGAAAGAACCCCACGATGTACCCGCAAGGTGCCAAACAGTGAAGCATATCTAGCCGGTAAACGTGCATTCTCTCTTTTTTCTTTTGTCGGCATAGTCAGAGAGCCTCCAATTCGGGCATGAGTGGGCCAACGCCCATTTCATGGAAACATGTGGTAAAGAATACCCCGCTTCAAGACGCTCGGTAATCAAAGCGTACTGAGCACGGTCATGACAGTTTTTGCAGACATCACAATTTTTGTCAAGCCGTGCGTGGTGAATATCACAACGTTCACAGGGGCTTCTTAAATTAGCCAATGTTATGACCTCACACGTTTCTTCCATGCCCAAAAGTAACACAAGGCTCTTAATTTGTCAAGGTTTACACTATACTATATGCAAGTACTCTTTCTTATGGTAGCGCAAAAATTTATGTATGGTGTCTTCAGTGCCGCCTCTGCGGTCTTCAGAGACACAGGCAATTAAGATATCACTTATCTGGGCGATATAGGTATTGCGAACGAAACCAGCGGAACGGCCAATGTCTTTCCAATTTGGGTAGAATACAATAATAGGTATGCCGAAATTCTGAGCTATGTAGTGGGCAAATGAATCCCCACCTCTGCTGCACCCACCAGAGCAGATGATGTCATCTTCTCTATAGAGTTCAAAAAACTTGTCTCTGACAATCATGTAGTCTTTTGTGTCATTTCGGCGGCGACTGCCGACTATACCTATAATTAATCCATTGGCTGATGAAATGTCGAAAGTTTTTTGCATGACCTCGCAACCTTTTTTAACAAAGCTAACGCCTTGCCGGGTTTGAAACCCTTGTAAAGTCTATCAATTTGATCGTAGTAGGCAGTATCGACCACGTACTTATAATTAACACCGTTGATAAAAACATATACAGTGCCGTCTGCGTAGGTGGCCAGTATTTTAAAGTCAAGTTTCTTAGCCATACTTCTTCTTCCACATAGAAAGCCAGTGCTTGTACACCTCGTGCAGTTCGCTGCCGATCTTAAATTCAGTGGCAGAGCCGAACACCTTTTTAAAACAGACCTCGCAGAAAACCAGAGCACCGACCCGAATCATCCTCTTGTGAACCTCACCGCACTTAAGACAGTCTGCATTATAATAGGTGTAAGATGAAATGACCCTCTCTTTTTCAATAATGTGATTTATAACTTCGTTAACGCTCATGGTACCTCACTTTCACAATGACATCGACCCAGCCGGTGCGACGTTCCCCATATTTCTGGTCGAAAGCAACGAGGGGGGTTTCTTCGACCTCGAACACAGAAACCCCGTCGGCGGCAATGAGCTTCTTATAGAGTTCCCTAACAGATTTTACGGCTTCAGGCTTTTTCATTCAGAGATGTTATCCACATATTGGTAGTTCGATATTATGTTTCATATCTATTTCAATACATGACATGTAACCATTTTTTACATATTTTACATCCAGAGATGTTATCCACATACCGACTTCTGATTCAAAATCACCAACTGCGCCTGTTATAAATTCTCGAATTTTGTTTTCTAATTCTTTTTTCGCTTTTATAAATTTTGGATGTATTTTATCCATTTTCAAATTAGTCTCCTTACGGGTATATTTTTTACCGTCCAAATGTTACACGCCTTTCGAGTTCCCTAACAGATTTTACGGCTTCAGGCTTTTTCATTTATATAAGGTAAAATGTCTTCGATGAATTTGAATTTAAACCAAGGTTCCTCAACAAAGGCCCAGAACAGCATGTCGAGGTCAAGAGTGGCAGTTGCCATCTGCCAGAAGTTGTCGAGGGTGAAAACCCCCTTGGTGTTTTTTATGTGCAAGTCGGGTGTCTGCACATCGCAGCTAAGAGGTATAAGCCCTTTGTAGTTGGGGTAGTAATCGTAAACAGGCATTCTGGCCTTGTCTGGGAACCTGCCCTCGTCAGGCACAAGATCGGGGCACCCAAGACCCACAATCAGGTCTTCAAAGTCGTTGATGACATCCAACACCACAGACGACCCCCAGTTCATGTTTTGAATAACAGTGGAGTTAGGCATATGACCTGCCGCAGATGCCAAACGCCACCTCATCATAGCACTGTAAATCCAATCATTGTACTGATTAGCCTCACCGCCCTGATTTGCCGGTCGTATGATAGATTCCATAAACTTCACCCCCGCAAAGTGCGGATGGGTGTCAAACACCTCGCCCAGTTTTCGTATCACCTTGTTTGACCGGCGCATCGTTTGAGATTCCCAAAGCTTCGGGCACCACCCACCGTTTACCGTCTGCACAACCTCTATGTATTCGGGTGTGGTTATTTCATCGGCAGCAAAAGACCTGTCTATAAAATGAATAAAAAGCTCCTTGCCATAACGGGTGCAGAAATCGAGCCACTCGTACACAGGCTCAAACCAATACCAGCCATCCCCTATTTCAAGAGAGGCCCAAGTCATCGGCACACAAACACCCCATACCTTGTTTCCCTGATTTCCAAAGATGCGCACAAGGTCATCCCTAACCCTGCGGCGTGTCATTAAAACGTAGTTTTTCATTTGCAAATCTCCTTATTTGCCGAACGTGATGCGGCGGTCGAGTTCCCTAATCCTGTCTTTCAACATCTCGACCTCACCGAACAACATGCCGAAAAGCTCTTCCACATTATATTCGTGCGGCCCGAACTCAGACATCAGATGGTTGCCCAGCCGGTGATCATATTTAAACTCTTCTTTGCAAATCGGGCATTTCATAATCTCTACCTCGCACTATGTTGTGTATTATTTTTTACCTTCACTTATTGATATATGCTGGTAATATTATCACACCTTAATACAATGTCAACAGGAATACAGGGTTTCAGAAAAAGTATTATTTTTTTGGTTTAGGTGGTAAATATGACCAGAAAAATTGTCCAGAGAAGGCCCGACCCAGTGATCCGTGGCCGGACCCGCCGAAATAAAGCGAGGCGGGACTGATTTAAAACGTCTGATAATATATATTCTGTTAACTTTATTTGTCTTACTTTAGATCAAATATCGAATAAAAATAATATTTTATCTGTATTTATGTTTAATGAATGTAGGTGGACATTATTTTCTTGATACATATTCACTAAATGATATTCATTTATTAGAGAAGACTAGAGCAAATATGAGAAGCCTCAATCGCTCTAGATGTATTGCCATAATACAGGCTCGGTCATCAAATCTAGCTCCCTCTATTTATTATAGTACACTATTAATAATAAATGTTATTCAATAATACTTCTGGCATACGCTTTGCAAATAGCAATATACATACCAGTTATTGAGTTAATAAAAAAGAATATTATTTATTTATTGGTATGATACTTGCTATTGAGAAAACTATACCAATTAATAAAAAAGAAAAGAAAAAGAAAAGAAAAAGAATATTATTTATTATCTGTTTATTGGTATGTTATTTGTTATTGCACGTTATATGCCAGAATACAGAAAAAAATAATAGTTTTTATGGCATAATAGTTGCATGTAAAGAATATTATAAAATGTTATTTTTTTCTTGACAGGCTATTTACAATTTATTATATTAGGTATAACCATAAAACCATTAAATAAGAAAGGTTCTAAAAATGTTATTTTACCTAACCCTAATATTATTTATTATCTGCTTTATTGTAGCAAGCTATATTCTGGTTGAAGCG